GCCCAGAGTCAGTAGTTGATAACAATGGTGTGAGCCGAATCGACTCAGGGTTCGTTCAATGGCAGAAGACAAGGATAGAGCAAAGGCTAAGACTTCTGGGCAAGTGGAACCCGCGCAAGTACGGCGACAAGACCATCCACTCAGGTGATGTTGACAACCCCATCGCGATTACCGAGGTGAGGCGAGTCATTGTCGATTAGCGGAGCAAAGAAGAACTCATCGCTGGAGATCAAGACCCCGAAGTGGGCGATCCCGCTGCTGCAGCCATCACGGTACAAGGGCGCTTTCGGAGGCAGGGGATGCGTTCATCCAGACACTTTGATTGACACACCATCTGGCCAGGTCAAGGTTAAGGATTTCAAGGGCGGGGCTGTCTGGTCTTACAGCGAAGGGAAGCGTGTTGTCGCAATAGCGACCCCTGCCTATGATTGCACAATCGAAGATATGTACGAGGTGTCTTTGTTAAATGGCCCGTCTATCATCGTGACAGACGAGCACAAGTTCTTAACTAATCGCGGCTGGATTGAGACGCACGATCTGACTGACGCTGACGAGATTGCGATAACCTCTCAAGACCTTCTTTCGACCACTTTGGACACCGGCCTTTCAGCGTGTGACGAAGGTGATCGGCGTTACTCTGAAAAACCCTCAAGTTACCTGGGTCGTTATTCGTTATATCCCCGTCAATGTGATCGACAACCTCTTTTGGCAGAAGAAATCGCCCTAGAGTCTTCTCCATCACAAGCCTGTGCAGTGCGACATAGTTACCATGTTTTGTCCCGTTCGGATGCGCGGGGGATCGCTGATACACATAACCTTTCATCATTTTTTGGCCATGCTTCCAGTCGTGACGCTCTTCCATTTGCGGGGGACAAATATTATGCAGGCTCGGGAAGTTATACCTTCGGAATATTTTTTGAACAGCTTTCGGAGTTATGCCAATTAGTTCTGCAATCTCTTTACTGTAATAGCCCTGAGCGGCCAGGTCACGAACGGTCATTACCTGCTCAGGTTTGTTGGACGACGAAAGGTCTAGCTCGAAACCTTCAAACGCTTGCATACAGGCTTGTGCATGCTTGTTACGATAGCCTTGCTTCGGATCATTCATCTTATTCTTTCCATAATGATTGTGAGGACTTTCAGTATAGCAAGGTGAGACTGATCCGCAAGCACAGCCGACAAAGATACTGGGACTTGCACGTTTACGGAACAAACAATTATCTCTCCAACGGAATTGTTAACCATAATTCAGGCAAATCGCATTTCTTTGCCGAGATGCTCATCGAAGAACATATCATCAATCCGAATCAATCCAGCGTCTGCATCCGTGAAGTCCAGAAGTCGATCAAGATGTCTGTCAAGCGCCTGCTAGAGATGAAGATCGAGACGATGGGAGTTGGCAGCTACTTCGAGGTTCAAGAGTCCCAGATCAAGTCCAGGAAGGGTACAGGGACGATTATCTTCCAAGGCATGCAAAACCACACGGCTGACTCAATCAAGTCCCTAGAAGGATATGACAGAGCTTGGTGCGAAGAGGCGCAGTCATTGAGCCAGCGATCTATTGATCTACTGAGGCCGACACTGCGAAAGCCTGGCAGCGAGATTTGGGCGTCATGGAACCCGTACCTGAACACTGATCCAATTGACGTGCTACTTCGTGGTGACAATCTACCACCGGGCTCAACGGTGCTGCAGGTTAACTACAGCGACAATCCTTGGCTGCCAGATGTCCTGCGCGAAGAGATGGAGTATGACAAGCGCCGAGACCCGGACAAGTATGCTCATGTCTGGCTTGGCGAGTATGCAGGCAACACTGCCGCTAGAGTGTTCAGCAACTGGTCAATCGAGGAGTTCGAGACACCAAACGACGCCATGTTTCGATTTGGAGCTGACTGGGGGTTCTCTGTTGACCCAACTGTACTGGTGAGATGCTACGTCGAGGGCAGGAAGCTGTACGTTGACTACGAGGCGTACCAGGTCAACTGCGAGATCATGGATACGCCAGATTTGTTCATGACCGTACCAGAGGCTGAGAAGTGGCCTATCATCGCTGACTCAGCAAGACCAGAGACCATTAGCCACATGAAACGTCATGGCTTTCCAAAGCTGATGGCTGCAGTCAAGGGGCCAGGATCGTTGGAGGATGGTGTCGAGTGGCTGAAGACGTATGACATAACTGTTCACCCTCGATGCAAGCACGTCATAGATGAGCTAACGCTGTACAGCTACAAGGTAGACCAGACAACCGGAGGTGTGTTGCCGGTGCTTGAAGACAAGAACAATCACGTCATCGACGCGCTCAGATACGCCTGTGAAGGTATCCGTCGAGCAGCTCCCAAGCCTAAGCAAGCACGAGCCGTTCCCACAGTCAATAGATGGTGATAAACTTCGCCCATTCTTGAGGTTATAAATCATGGCACGACAAACAATAGAGCAGCGGTTGAACGATGTTCACTCCGAGGCTATTAAAGAATTTGACGATATCCAGGCTGCCGTTCGTGATGAGCGGATGCAGTGCCTTGCCGACAGGCGTTTCTACTCAATCGCTGGCGCCCAATGGGAAGGCCCACTTGAAGAGCAGTTTGCCAATCGCCCCAAGATGGAGGTCAACAAGATCCACTTGAGCGTGATGCGGATCATCAACGAGTACCGGAACAACCGGATCACTGTTGACTTCATCAGCAAAGAAGGCGCTGAAGACGACAAGCTGGCCGATACCTGCGATGGCCTGTACCGATCTGACGAAGAGTTCAGCTCTGCCGATGAAGCCTACGATAACGCCTTTGAGGAGGCTGTTGGTGGTGGTATCGGTGCATGGCGACTACGAGCGGTGTACGAGGATGAAGAAGATGATGACGATGACCGTCAGCGAGTAAGCATCGAGCCAATCTATGACGCCGACAGCAGTGTATTCTTTGACCTTGGTGCCAAGCGCCAGGATAAGTCAGACGCCAGGAGATGCTATGTCCTGACCAGCATGAGCAGCAGCGAGTACATCGAGGAGTGGGGCGATGATCCTGCAAGCTGGTCTAAAGACGTAACTATGTCCGAGTTCGATTGGTGTACTGCTGACGTGGTGTACGTTGCTGAGATGTACAAGGTCGAAGAGGTCAAGCACACGGTCTACATCTACACCACCCTAGAGGGCGAGGAAGAGCGGTACACTGACTCCGACTTTGAGGAAGACGATACGCTTGAAGATACCCTGATGGCGATTGGGACTAAGCTAACCGGCGAGAAGAAGACCAAGAAGAAGCGAATTCACAAGTACATCATGTCGGGCAGCAAGATCCTTGAAGATTGCGGCTACATTGCCGGTCAGTGCATCCCGATCATCATGGTGTACGGCAAGAGATGGTTCGTTGACAACATCGAGCGTTGCATGGGTCACGTCCGCCTAGCCAAGGACGTTCAGCGCCTGAAGAACATGCAGCTATCCAAGCTGGCCGAGATCAGCGCATTGTCTACGATTGAGAAGCCAATCATGCTGCCAGAGCAGATGGCCGGGTTCGAGATGATGTGGGCAGAGGATAACATCAAGGATTACCCGTACCTGCTGGTCAACCCGATCACTGACGCATCAGGTCAATCGTTACCCGCTGGCCCAATTGGATACACCAAGTCACCAGTGATTCCTCCAGCGATGGCTGCCCTGCTGCAGATTACCGACATGGACATGCAGGAGTTGCTGGGCAGGCAGGAAGCAGGCGAGCAGCTACAACCCAACGTCAGTGGCAAGGCTATCGAGCTGATACAGTCACGTCTGGATATGCAGGCGTTCATCTACATGAGCAACATGAGCAAGGCTATCAAGCGATCTGGTGAGGTCTGGCTATCAATGGCCAAGGACATCCTGGTTGAGCGTGGTCGCAAGATGAAGACCCTTAACTCTGAGTACGAATCTGGCCAGGTAGAGCTGGGCAAGCCAATGCTGAACCCTGATACCGGCGAGATTGAGTACGAGAACGATCTGCGCGAGGCAAAGTTTGACCTGTCGGTTGACGTTGGCCCCAGCTCATCAAGCAAGCGATCATCAACGGTTCGATCAATTACCGGCATGATGCAGATGACCCAAGACCCAGAGAACATGGCAATCCTCAGTGCTATGGCCATGATGAACATGGAAGGCGAGGGATTGAGCGACGTTCGGAAGTTCTATCGCAAGAAACTGGTTCAGATGGGCGTTATCCAGCCATCAGCACAGGAAGCCGCTGATATTGCAGAGGCCGCACAGAATGCACAACCAGACGCTAATGCTGAGTACCTGAGAGCTGCAGCAGCGAATGAGGTAGCCAAGGCCGAGAAGACCAAGGCCGATACCCTGCTGTCCGTTGCCAAGGCTGAGAACACCAAGGCTGACACGATGGAGACACTGAGTAGCATCAAGTCAGAAGATCAGGAGAGAATGATCAAGGCTGCCGAGCAAGTCCGTGAGATGAGCGAGAGCATGAGAGAGCGTGGTGCTATGCAACAGCGTCCTGGTCAGCAATTCCCACCGCAACGGGTACAGCAGATACCACAACGGGAGCCTGACATGGCCAACATGACTACGGAAGAGCTGATCAACATTGCGCGAGGTCAGTAATGTCCAAGATAACAAGGGCAATTGAAGAGCTGGCAAGACGAGCCGCTGTTGGAGATACAGTGGCTCGCCAAGTTATAGATGTCGAGGCTGCACGACTGACCAGTCAGGGATTCCCTGAAGATACAGCCATGCGTATCGCAACTGGAGAGCTGCCTATGGACGCGGCTAGTCGGAACGCCAGAGCAGTTGAGCAAGGATATGACCCCTTCGAGACTTGGTATCACGGCACTGCTGATGATATCGCTGCGTTTGACCCGGCAAAGAGCCAGAGCAGGGACTTCGGACACGCGGGGAAAGGCACCTATGTCGCCTCTCATCCAGGCATAGCCAGAGCCTACGCCAACACTGCCGCCGGTTCAGCCGACGCTAACATCATGCCACTGAGGACATCAGCCAACAATCCGCTGAGAATCTCACTTGAGGAAAAGCAGGCTTTGGGTCAGGCAGGCCCAAGTGCTACGGCAAGGTTGCAACAGCAGGCTATATCCGAGGGGTTTGATAGCATCGAGGTGATAATGCCAAACGGCGAAATCCTTGAGAAAGTCATATTTGACCCTGCCAACATCAGGTCAACCAACGCAGCATTTGA